GTCGCCAATGCGGATGCGGGGTGTTGTGCTGTCTTCAATGGTTAATTTGAATCCAGGGCTACTAGTCCCCAGACCTAAGCGGCCACTGGAGTTCAGCACCATTTTCTCGCCGCCACCTGTATAGAAGATCAGCGGATAAGGACTTTTGCTGTCAATGTACGTAGCGCCATCTGCGTTGTAAATTTCAGCGCCAATTACTCCGTCATAACGAGTGAAACGAATGCCACCAGTGCGATCTGTTTGAGCTGCGCTATTGCCCTTGATCTCAATAACGGGGATGCCTGTCGAAACAACGCCAGTACTTGCAGCATTGATACCAACATTCCCACTCGCGTCAACAAACAACCGCCCAGTGCCATTAGTCGAGATGGCTACTTGGTCTGCGCCGGGGGAGTATAAACCGTTATCGGTAGTTCCTACAGAAACAGACGGTGCTGCAGCAGTACCAGAAGCAAAGATGCCGGAGGTAATTGTTGCTGTTGTTCCAGTAATTGAAGTAAATACACCGGTAGCAAAACTAGCTGTCGTACCAGTGGTAGTTGTTCCTGTTAAAGAAGTAAATGTCCCACTGGCAAATTGCGCAGTTGTTCCAGTTACCGTTAGACCAGAAACTGTCTGACCTTGGAGAGTGTTGCCAGAGATTGTTCCTGTAACAGTAATGTTGCCACTAAAGGTTGGATTCTGGACCAAACCAGAAATGGAAACACTTTTGTCAATTCCACCATCAGTAAAAGTGATGGTATCTACTTTGATTTGACCGTAAGCCATTTGTTTCTACTTTTTCTTTATTTTAACGTGAGCAATTGGTTAAGCCAATATCACTAATGGTCCTTGGATAATAAGACCACCTGCTGCACCGCCGGAGATCACACCTGAGCAAACAATGGCAGGTGTAACGCCAGATGGTGTAGTGACCCTGAGAGTACTTCCTGTAATCGAGGTAAAAGCTCCTGTCGCTCCAGTAACAGTTGCTCCTGAAACCCTGGTAGTAAATTGTCCGCTTGTAAAGGTTGCCGTTACACCAGTCGTAGTTGTTCCAGTAAGAGACGTAAAAAGGCCAGTAACAAACGTAGCTGTCACGCCAGTTGTCGTTACACCAACAAGTGATGTGAATGTGCCTGTTGTTGCTTGAACAACTGTTCCGGTAAACGTGGTACCGCTAAGAGTACCTGTAACCTGAACACCGGAAGCAAAAAAACCTGAACCAAGGACGTTCAAATCGCCAGATACAGTGGTGTTGGTAAATGCAAGATTTGCTGCAGCAAGTGTGTCAAAAACACCAGTTGTTGCATTTACAGTTGTACCAGTAATTGTTGAACCACTGAGGTTTACAAAAGTACCGGACGTACCTTCAACCACATCACCGGTGACTGTTGCTCCGGAAACACTAGTTGTAAAAACACTTGCAATTCCACTTAGGTTTGTGAAAGAACCCGTGTCACCTGTCACCAAAAGACCAGAAACACTGGTAGTAAATACACCTGTTGTGCCTGTTAGTGACGTAAAAGCACCAATGTTTCCAGTAACGGTTGCACCAGAGACACTTGTAGCAAACGTGCCAGAAGTACTGTCGACTGTTGCAAAAATACCGGATGAACCACTAATAGTGGTAGCTGACACACGGCTATTAAAGACGCCAGAGATACCGGAGATGATCGTTGTGTTTACATTGTTACCGGTAATCGTGGCTCCAGAAAGAGTAGTGAATGTACCAGAAACGCCCGTCAGTGTTGAATAATTTCCAACGTCTCCGCTGATTGAGACTCCCGACAGAAATTGTGTGAAGACGCCGGAAACACCGCTTACGTTACCAAAGGCTCCTGTATTGCCGGTAACGGTTGCACCAGATACTCTCGTTGTAAAAGTTCCAGAAACACCGGTGGTGTTAGAGAAAAGTGCGGTATTTCCTGTAATGGTTGCTCCCGATAACTGCGTCGTAAAAACACCAGAGACACCGCTTATTGTGCTAAACGCTGCTGTCGTACCAGTTACCGTTGTACCTGAAAGACTTCCGGTGACTTGAACTCCGTTTGCAAACTGAGCAAGTCCCGTAACTGTCAGACCACTGGCAACGGAAAGATCTCCGCTGACGTTAAGAATTGGTGTTGTAAGAGATTGAAATGTTCCGGTGGTTGCTTCAACGGTTGTGCCCGTAATTGTGGCACCGCTCAGATTTGTGAATACACCAGAAGGAGATAGGACTTGACCGCCGGTAATCGTTGCACCAGATAGGTTTTGGAATATGCCACTGGTAAATAAACCACTCGTACCGGTCGCAGTCGTAACAGTTGCGGTTACAGCGTTAACAGTCGTGCCTTGCAGAGCAGTACCAGTGATTGTATTGCCGCTAATCACACCGCTTACGGTGGCGTTATTCTGAACGACAATCCCACTAAAAGTCGTTGATCCAGTTACAGTAAGTGTATTAAAAGAGCTGGCGCCCGTAACCGTTAAATCACCATTGATGATGACGTTTCCGCTAAAGGTAGAACCGCTGATTGTCGAATAGTAAAGATTGAGATATTCCCTAAACTCTGTAAAAGTAATTTTTTTGTTGCGCAGAGTGGGGTCGACTTCGAAGACGTGGACTAACGTAAGTAAGTCCTGATCAACGATGTCAGTCCCATTGATGGATGGGAATTCCGTGATTCTACGATTGGCCACCTATTGCCCGGCGCAACTATTTTCTTAATTATACGCCCTCTTATTTAACGCACCTTGATCTCAATCTTTGGCAACACATTGGAAAGAGCGCTCCAACTCCATTGAATTCCTGTTACAATTCCACAAGAAATCAAGAAAACCAAAAGAAGTTCGGCAACAGTCAAGTTGCGTCGCAAGTAAACAATCGTTGGTTGTTGCTGTTGTTGTGCATTCTGTTGCGCAAAGGCTTGCTGAATGGCCATTTCCCTGGCACGAGCCTTCATTTCTTCAAGTTGTCCAGGACTAATGGAGGGAATTTCAGGGGTCTGACTCGGTGGAATCTGTTCTTCCATGGTTGTCAAAAGGTTTTCAAACACGTTAGCATTTAATCAACGTAAACGGTGCTATGGCTGTCGGAATTAAAAAGGGATTAGAAGACATTGCACATGAGTTGAAAGGAATACGGAATATCCTTGCATCCATGTGGCATAGCCGATACGAAAACGGCGAAACAGATGTATTAAATCCAGAGGCTTACGCAGATGAATACATATCGACTGAGGAATGCGCCAGGAGACTGAGCGTATCCGATCAGACGATTCGAAACTGGATTGCCATGGGACGCAAGGATCCCGCAAAAGGCTGGACAGAAGGCATTCATTACATCAACGCATGTCCTAATCCGACAAAAAAAGCCTTGCTTCGGGTCCCATGGAACCAACTGGTCCGTTCTTTTGCCAAAAATAAGGATATGGATCCGCACGATATCAGGCAAAACGGAAGAAAAATGTACGAAAAGCCTGCGCGGTTCCTCGATCTTTAAATGGCACACCGCTTTAAGGCTATCGATATACCAGCAATTACTCTTGAGAATTACCAAGAGATGCTTCCGGAGTCCCTTGCCCTGCAAGTAGAGATGTTCTTGCCTCCAGAAGGTTCTTTCGATGCGCCAACTCTAAGAAGATATCTCGAAAACTTAAAACAATATGAAGAAGAGGACGAAAATTCCCACATGACCCTGGCAAATCGATTGCGTTTTGCTTTCAGGGATTCAGAGCCGGACACAATCTGTGGAAAATTTCCACAAGCAGAGTTGCCTCTCAAAAGGAGATTGCGTTGTGTAGCCGAATATCTGATCCGTTCAGGAGAATTGGACAAGGTAAAGGATGAGAATGGGAAGCTAGTCAAGAAACGCGGTGTTCTTGGCAAGATGGTTGTCCTTTACAAACCAACGTCAAAACTTTTAGAATCTCTCGTACGCCAAGGACTAGTCGAAAAATGAACCGCAGAGAAAAACTAATCGCCTCCGTAGTTGGTCCAGAGCTAGACGAAACGAAAACGCGGATGCTTGATGCCACAATCAAGCTAATCCTTGGTGATATGGGGCAACAATACTGTCAGATGTGGGAAGCAGAGGGACCTGGCGTCATGGTGTTCCAGCCGAACAGTCAAGAGCGTTCGATGTTTTTTTGGACATTAGAGGAAATCCACTCTGCACAAGAGAAGTGCGAACGAGAGAATGACGGAGACATGGCTGAAAGTTTCAGGCGTATTCTCCAGGCTGCGCAGAAGATTGATCCTCAGGAAAAAGCCGGTTACGTCATCAATGACGATGAGGGCATCCGTTATTTTGAGATTGATTACAACAAGGCAGGTGGTAAGTAATGGGTATTC